CGGTGCGCACCTTTCAAAAATCCCTGTAGTGAATAGATATGCAAGTAAGCGCATAAATATTCACAAAAGAATTTCTTGATTCATCCGCAAACATTTCATCCGACCGAGGAGTCCCCCTTGTTGCAGGCATTTCGTTAGCCTGGAGAGGGTCGGTGCGCACCCTCTAAATTCCTCTGTAGCGCATAAAAATGCGGTGAATTGTAACGAAATTTAGGCAATTTTCGTGACATTTTTTCAAAACAACGGTGTGTGATTTTTGCACTTTTTCGGGCTTCTGAAACGCAGTAATTTCAGGCACTTTCAGACCCGATTTTTAAAGTGAAAAAAATCGCCTATTTAATTTTAGAGGAAAAGTGAAAAGAAGAAAAAAAGAACAGTGAGCGACAGAGTCCGTTTGAATTTTTATTCAGAGGATCGAATAGTCGCAAAGAGAAAAAGGAGAACTTGTAGGAAAGGAGAGTAACCATGGGAAAGTGGTCTAGAGAAAAACTTTACATTAAAGATTTGACTGAGCTTTACAAAGACATCCCTGAGAACAAGAAAAAGTTTGTCAAGGATTTGATCATAGAGGCTGCAAGATTGAAAGTGAGCCTTGACGAATGCTGGGAAGAGATTCAAGCAGGCGGTAGATTTTACATTGATGAGAAAGGTGTGGAGAAAGAACGTCCTTGTTCAACACTTTTCACCACGCTTGACAAAAGTTACAGGCTTGCAATTAAACACCTTGATTCTCTCTTACCTACTGAGGTGGAGAAGAGAAGGAGTTTTTCACGATTGGACGATGATGACGAATGAAGACTGAAACGCACAACTACATCTTTGAGTACTACAGACAGATTCACGATGAAAGAGTGATTGTTGGAAATTGGATTAAGTTGTTGTACTCGTACTTGATTGAAGGACTCGAAAAGAAAGAGTTCTTTTTTGATGCTAAAAAAGCAAAACGTGCAATCAAGTTCATTGAGTCTTACTGTCATCACAGTAAGGGAAGGTCAGATTTGATCACTCTTGAACTTTGGCAGAAAGCACTTGTGTCTGCGATTTTTGGAATTGTTGACGAAGAAGGTTTAAGGGTCTTTCGTGAAGTCGTGCTCGTCATTGGGCGCAAAAACGGAAAAAGTTTACTTGCAGCCGCGATTCTCGCTTACATGGCCTATGCAGACGGAGAGTACGGACCTGAATGCTACTGTCTCGCGCCAAAATTAGACCAAAGTGAAATTGTGTACAACTGCTTTTGGCAGATCACACAACAAGACGAAGAATTAAAAGCAGGCATTAAGTCAAGAAAAACTGATGCTTACATTGCAGAGAACAACGGCACAATTAAGAAAATCCCATTTTCAGAAAAGAAAAGCGACGGACTGAACCCACATTTGGTTGTGTGTGATGAGGTTGCTTCATGGCCTGGTGACAAAGGTAAAAAGATGTACGAAGTTTGTACTTCTGCACTTGGTTCAAGAAAACAACCGTTGATTTTGTCTTGTACTACTTCGGGTTACATCTCTGAAGGAATTTACGACGAACTAATTCTCAGAGGAACAAGATTTTTACTTGGTGACTCTAAAGAAAAACGACTTTTGCCTGTTTTCTACATGATTGACGAACTTGATCGTTGGAACGACCTTGATGAGTTAGCAAAGGCTAATCCTAATCTTGGAGTTTCCGTTTCTGTAGATTACCTACTTGAAGAAATAGCTATTGCAGAAGGTTCTTTGAGTAAAAAGGCGGAATTCATTACAAAACACTGCTGCTTAAAACAAAATTCTTCTTCTGCTTGGCTTTCTGTTAAAGCAGTTGAAAAATGTTTCAGCGGTAAAAAATACACATTCGGGGATTTTGCACATTCTTACTGTCTGTGCGGAATTGACTTGTCTCAAACTACTGACCTTACAAGTGCTTGTTTCTTGATTGAAAAAGAAGAGAAACTTTACTGCATTGCACACTTTTGGATGCCTGAAGAGCGACTACAAGATGCAATTGCAGAAGACGGAGTTCCTTACATGGAGATGATTGAAAAAGGTTTCTTGTCTTTGAGTGGAGAAACTTTTGTAGATTACCACGATGTTTACGACTGGATCAGAGAAGCAATTGAAAAGTACGAACTCTTACCATTACAAATTGGCTACGACCGTTATTCAGCACAGTACCTGATTACTGACCTGAAAGCCTATGGAGCAAGAGTTGACGATGTTTATTTCGGTTTCAATTTACATCCAGTACTCAACGAAATGGAAGGAATTATTAAAGCAGGTGGAGTTGACATTGGAGACAACGACTTAATGAAAATCCACTTACTTGATGCAGCACTGAAAAAGGACATTCAGAGTGGAAAGAACAAACTTATTAAAGTTGCGCCTCGTGCACGAATTGACGGAACGGCAGCACTCACTTGTGCATTCTGTGTCCGTCAGAAATGGTGGGATGAGTTAGGGCAACGATTGAAAAATAATTAAGGAAAGGAGTATTTCTTTGTGGCTAAATTTTTAGAAAGACTTCTAGGAAAGACAGAACAGCAGCAACAGATTGTTAACGCTGGCGAGACATTCAAACTTGTTTCTGGCTACGAACCAACGTTTACGAGTTGGCAAGGCGAGATTTACGAAAGTCAAATTGTCAGAGCTGCAATTGATGCTAGGGCAAGACACATTTCAAAACTGAAGTTTGAGGTTGTCGGAATTGAAACAGAGCTCACGAAGAGATTGAAGGTTCGACCTAATCCTTGGGACTCATGGCCAAACTTTCTGTACAGAGTTTCAACAATTCTTGATTGTTGCAACAACTGTATTTTGATTCCGATTTACGACCAACGATTAAACCAAATCGGTATTTACCCGCTGATGCCTACAAAAGTGAAAATCGTTTCTTACAAAGACGAACTTTGGGTTGTGTACGATTTTCAGAATGGTAGAAAGCGTGGTGCTTGTAAATTAGCTGATTGCGTAATTCTTAACCGCATGCAATTCAAAAATGACTTCTTCGGTGAGAATAACGATGTTTTGGATTCCACAATGCAGTTAATCACAATTGCAAATCAAGGAATTACTGAAGCGGTGAAATCAACTGCTGCTTACAAGTTCATGGCTAAATTGACTAACTTCTCGAAGTTGGAAGATTTACAAAAAGAACGTGAGAATTTCAGTGAAAGTGTTTTTGGTAAAGAGGCAAAGCAAAAAGGTGGAATGCTTCTATTCCCTAACACCTACACAGACATTAAGCAGATTGACATTAAACCGTTTACACCTGACAAAGATCAGATGGAACTAATCAATCAGTCAGTTTACGACTATTTTGGTGTCAATCAAGACATTTTACAGAACAGAGCAATTGGTGATTCCTGGAGTGCATTTTACGAAGGTTGCATTGAAACTTTTGCACTGCAGTTGTCAGAGAATTTGAAACTTCATTTGTTCACCGTTGAAGAAATTCAGAATGGTGTAAATGTACTTTTCACTGCTAACAGGCTTAATTACATGAGTTTCAAAGACAGATTGAATTACGTGCAGGGCATGGCTGACAGAGGAATTATCACAATTGACGAAGCAAGAGAAGTTTTCTCTCTTGCACCATTACCAGACGGCACAGGCAAAGTTTTACCACGAAGAGGCGAGTATGCACTACTTGATCCTAATAGTGGAGAAGACTTGAACACAGACAATGGAGGTACGGAGTGATGCCTTTTAAAGAAAACGAAAGAGAATACAGAAATTTTCAGAGTTATGAGTTAGTTAGTGCTAACGAAGAAAACAAAGAAACAAAGTCAGTAAATGGTTACGCTTCTACATTTGAAGAGTACGTATTGAGAAACCGTGATGGACAAATTTGGACAGAACGTTTAGACCCACACGCTTTTGATAACACTGACACTTCTGATGTGGTTTTTCTCAAAGACCACACAGGAACTGTTTATGCAAGAAACAGAAACGGTACTTTGGACATTTCTGTAGATGAAAATGGTTTAAAAATTAGTGCTGATCTCAGCAAAACGACTTCTGCAAGACAAATGTACGAAGAAATCGAAGCAGGTCTTTACGATCAGATGAGTTTCGGTTTCGTAGTCAATGGACAACATTTTGAGCACGAAGAGCGTGACGGTCAGCACGTAATTCACAGAATTATTGATTCTGTAGCGAAGATTTTTGACGTGAGTTGCGTTTCATTTCCAGCAAATCCCACGACAGAAATAAGTATTTCAACTCGTGATGCATTCCACGGAGAGATGGATGCTTTTGAGGCGGAGAGACTGAGAGTTGAGCAAGAACAAAGAGAAAAAGACAGACAAAAACTTCTACTAAAACTAAAGTTGGAGGAATGAACATGACAATTGAAGAGATTAAGTTAGCAACTGCTAACGACATCGAAACCAGAAAAGCAGAAATTGCTGAATTGGTTAAGTCCAACGATGCAGAGGCTGATTTTGCTGCTCTTTCTGATGAACTGGATGCTCTTAACGAGCGTTCTAAGGAACTCGAAATTGAGGCAAGAAAGGCTGACATCGAAGCTGTAATTGCTGGTGAAGGTGAAGAAGTAAAAGAATTTGAAATTCCTAAGGAGGAAAGAAACATGAAGACACTTGCTGAAGTAAGAAACAGTCAGGAGTACATCGACGCATTTGCTGAGTACGTTAAGACTGAAAAGGACGGAGCTGTTCGTGCTGTATTATCTGAACTTGCTCCTGATGACGGACAAATCCCTGTTCCAACATTTGTTGAAGATTTCATTAAGACAGCTTGGGACAAAGAAGGTCTGATGGCTTACGTTAAGAAATCCTATCTCAAAGGGATCGTAAGAGTTGGTTTTGAAAAGTCTGCTACTGGTGCCGTTATCCACGCTGAAGGTGCTAAGGAACCTAACGAGGAAGAACTTGTTATTGGTGTTGTAGAACTCAAGCCTGAAACAATCAAGAAATGGGTCACAATTTCTGATGAAGTTTACGATCTTAAGGGTGAAGCATTCCTGCGTTACATCTACGACGAACTCACACATCAGATCGCTAAGAAGGCTGCTTCTGAATTACTCGCAAAGATTGAGAATGCTCCTGCAACTGCAACTGATAGTGCAGTTGGTGTTCCAGTACTTGAGGCTGATCAGCTCGCTCTTGACACTGTTGCACAGGCTATTGCAAAACTTTCTGACGAAGCTGCTGCTCCAATCATCGTAATGAACAAACAGACATTTGCTTCTTTCAGAGCTCTGCAGTACGCTAACGGCTACGCCGTAGATCCTTTCGAAGGTCTGAAGGTTGAGTACAACAACGATTTACCTGCATTTGCTGATGCTGAAGCTGGTGAAACTTATCTCATCGTTGGCGATTTCGGTCTCGGTGCTCAGGCTAACTTCCCTAATGGCGAAGACATCAAAATCAAGTTCGATGACCTCACACTTGCTGAGAAAGACCTCATCAAAATTGTTGGTCGTCAGTACGTTGGAATCGGTCTCGTAGCTGACAAGGCATTCGTTAAGGTTGCAAAGGCTGCTGAGTCCTGATTGATTTGAGAATAGGTTAGCAAAGGCTAACTAAAGGAGAGGGAGACATGAACGAACAACCAAAAATTTTTATTGCAGTTCCGTGTATGGACATGGTGGCTAGTGGTTTTGCTCAATCATTAGCCACCCTTAATAAAAACGGCTTCTGTTGCATGATCAGTTTTTTGTGTGGCTCGCTAATTTACGAGGCGAGGAATCGATTAGCCGCACAAGCCATGATGGAACAATCTGACTACGTGTTGTGGCTGGACAGTGACATGGTTTTTGACGAAGATTTACTGATTCGTCTGTACGACACCTTGCAAAAGGAAGAAGCAGACATTGTGAGCGGTTTGTATTTTCGGAGAATGACACCTTACACTCCAGTAGCTTTTCAGGACTTCGACATTGTAGATGGAGAAGCACAATTTACTGATTACACAGGGCCATTAGAAGGAACTCACGAGATTGATGCGATGGGTTTTGGTTGTGTGCTTATGAAAACACGAGCACTGTTTGATGTTTTCGGGAAGTTTCGAGACATGTTTTCACCGATTGCAAAAGTAGGCGAAGATCTGAGTTTCTGTTACAGAGCAAAAGAACTCGGATTAAAAACTGTTTTGGACTGCGACATCAAATGCGGTCATGTCGGGCACATGATTGTGACTGAATCTCTCTACAAAGCCTACGCTGACAACGGAGGTTCACTATGACAAAAGAAGCCTTAATCACGGCTTGCAAGTTAGCCTGCAGAATTTCAGGTGATGCAATCAATTCAGAAATTAGTGATTTGATTGACGCAGCTTTCTACGATTTGGAGATTTCTGGTGTCTCCACAGTAGAAGGAACTGCTTACACCGTCGAGACTGCAGACGCACTAGTTGTGACCGCCGTGAAAACTTATGTGAAATTAAATTGTGGTGATCTTTTAAACCACGATGAATCAACTCTTCTTTCAAAATCTTACGACACTCAAAAAGCACAACTCAAAATGCGTAGATGGTCAAATCCAAACTTCGAGGTTGAGTCATGAATAGAATCGTTGATGCTTACTTACTAACTGAAACGATTACTAAGGACTCACACGGACAATCCATTCCAACGGTAACAAAAAGTCCAGTCATTGGAAAGGCTCACTCTGTTTATCAGAGAGAGTTCTACCAGGCTGAACAAAACGGAATCCGTTTAATGGGAGTTCTTGAAATCAGTTGGTTTGATTATGCAAGGCAAGAAAAACTTGAAATTGATGGTGAGACTTACACAATTTACCGCACCTACGAAATTGGTACAGACAGAATTGATTTGTACTACGGAAAGCGAGTAGGCGATGGCTAAAAGTAAGGGTTTCATCCAACTACAAGAAATTCTTGCAGGCTACACGAAAACAGTCGATGAAAAATTCGACAAAGTTGTGAATGGTGTCGCTAAAGAAGCGAAAGAGAAATTGAAAGAAACTTCACCAGAGCAAAACGGAACATTTGCCAAATCTTGGGCGATTAAAAAAGGAAAAGGCACTTACGTTGTTTACAACAAAGAAGCATGGAAAACCCACCTTTTGGAGAATGGTCACGATGTTGTCGCTTGGGGCAAAAAAATTGGACATGTACAAGGAAAACACTTTGTTGCTCCTGTAAATGATTGGGCAGAAAAAGAGGTCATTAAACGATTGGAGGAAGAGCTATGACGATTGAAGAATTCTACACGACATTGACATCCAACGGTTTTGACACTCACTACGGAGAAGCACCTAACGGTACTTCATGCCCATACGTAGTGCTGACCAACATCACACACACCAATTTTGCCACCGACAACAGAACATATTTTAAAACAACGGAGCTACGGCTTCGTCTAGTCGAGTCACAGTACCACGACTGGGAATTAATAAACAAACTTGAAGACTTACTTGATTCTCTGAAAATTCCTTACGGAAGCACAGACCTACAAGTACCGTCTGAAAACATTTGTGAAACTTACTACGACATTACAATTACAGGAGGAAAGACAAATGCCTAAGGTAGTTTATGGACTTTCTAATGTGCACTACGCACTTTTAACTGAGGTAACTGATCCAGTAACTGGTTTAATTACAAGCCAGTACGGTACCGTAAAAGCATGGCCTGGAGCAGTTAATCTCACACTCGATCCATCTGGTGATCCGATTATTTTCTCTGCTGACAACTCTGCCTACTACACGATTGCTAACAATCAGGGTTACGAGGGCGATTTTGAGAGCGCAAGAATTCCTGACGACATCAGAATGGACACACTCGGCAACAAGAAAGATTCTAAGGGAATCGTTGTTGAGACAGACAAGGACAAGATTTCTTACTTCGCTTTGATGTTTGAAATCGAGACGGACGAAAATCCGACCCGCTACGTCTTCTACAAATGTTCTCTTGCAAAGAGACCTTCCGTTGCTGGACAGACAGTAGATGTTACTGGTGACCTTGAGATTGGTACAGAAACTGTTACTTTCAAGTGCATGCCACAAGCAAGCGCAACTGAAATTGATGGTGTTGATTGCCACCTCGTTAAGGCTTTCACTGGTGAGGCAGCAGACAGAACTGCTTATCAGAACTTCTACACAAGCGTTTACATCCCTGATTTTGATTCTGAATCTTGATCATTGAGTAAAGTTCGAAGGTTAGGCGTGGCTAACTGTAATGGTTAGCCACCTCTAACACCCATAAAAACGCTCAAATAGATGCAATCTGACGAAGATTTTTCGTGATTTTTAGAGTAGTTAACTTGCTAAAACACGCTTCAGAATGCACGTATTTTGGCTTTTAAAAACCGTTAAAAACGCTGAAACACTACGGAGAGTAAGGTTTGCGGTGTTTTTGACTAAAAATTAGACCCTAGAAACAAGATGAAAAAAACACATTTTTACTGAAAAAAGGAGACAGATACCATGTTTGACGTAAAAAAGATTGAAATTAATGCGGCTTTCTATGAATTATTCGAATCCACTTTTGGAGAAGACTTTTTTGGAATCCTTGCCTCTCTGAGACAATCCCCTAGAATCCTGAAACTTCGTAAGAAGAAGGAAGAAGATTTGAGCGATTCTGAAAAGGAAGAAATCTTCCAATCCAACCTTACAATGGCTGCAATCATGAAAAAGCAGTCTGCAAGAATTGCTTACATTGGTTGGAAACTTTCTCAGAAGCAGTACAACTGTTCCTACGAAGATTATCTTGACTTCCTTGCTCAGAGCAATTCCTACGTTTTCCAGGATGCTGAAATCATCAAAGAGATTTGGGACAAGGTAACAAAAGACCAACAGGTTCCTTCTAGCGTAAAAAACGCATGAAGTCACAGGAGTCCTCACGGCCTATGACCACCTCGTTGTTCCAACTCCGTTCATTGGAGCTTGGAATTAAAAAAACAGAGATGTGTCACTACTCCTGTGGCCAGATTTTTGGAATCCTAACCGAAAAAGGAAACGACAATTTTGACTATCCTCTGAAAGCCTCGCAAGCAGATATTAACACGCTTTTTCCACACTAAAAGCAAAGGAGGATAACACATGGCAAGCAAAGAAATCAAAGGCTTAGTCATTCAAATCGAGGGTAATTCTTCCAGTTTGGTTAAGTCCTTAAAAGAGGTTGACAACCAAATTAAAAAGGATGAGGACGCCCTAAAGAGTTTAAACAAAGCTCTAGCCTTAGATCCGAAAAATGTTGATCTCTTGGCTGCTAAACAAAAAGTCCTCGCAGATAAAACTGAGCAAACGGCTCAGAAGATGAACATTTTGAAACAAGTGCAAAAAGATGCGCTTGGCGATTTGCCTGAAGATGCAGCTTTGTCTGCTTCTCAGATGGCAGAACTACAATCAGAAATCTCTGGCACTGAAAACGAACTGAAACAAATGAGTGGTGCTCACAAGGCTTTTGAGTCCTTGAAAGAGGGTGCCGCTAACGCTAAAGAAAAGTTAGAGGATGTTGGAGAAGTTGGTAAGAAAATCGGCGGTAAAATCGTTGATGGTGTTGCCGCCGCTACGAAAGCACTTGCTGCTATGGGAGCTGCTGCAGGCGCTGCCACAGTTGCAGCAGTAGGTGCAATTTCAAAAACCATGTTCAATCTTGGAAAACAGGTTGTACAACAGTACGCTGATTATGAGCAGGCATTAGGCGGTTCTGAAGCAGTTTTTGAGCAGTACGCAAGTTCTGTACAAAAAGCAGCTAAAGAATCTTGGCGCACAATGGGAACTACTGAAGAACAGTTCCTTGCCTCTGCTAACAAGGTCGGTGCTCTTTTCCAGGGTACAGGAGTTTCTGCTGAAAGATCCGCAGAATTAACAACTCAAGCAATGACTCGTGCCGCTGACATGGCTTCGGTCATGGGTATCGACACACAAGCAGCTCTTGATGCTATCACTGGTGCAGCAAAAGGTAATTTTACCATGATGGACAACCTTGGTATCAAGATGGACAAGACCACCTTGGAAGCCTACGCAATGGCAAAAGGTTTCAACACTGCTTTCAAGGACATGTCTGGTGCAGAACAAGCTGAGTTGGCAATGCAGTACTTTTTCGAGAACACCAGTAAATACGCTGGTAACTTTGAACGTGAAGCTACTGAAACAATTTCAGGTTCTATTGGAATGCTTCAATCTGCTTGGAGCAACCTAATCACAGGATTAGGTGATTCTGATGCAGACATTGCACAACTAACACAAAATGTAGTTACAAGTTTTGATGCAGTTGCAACCAACGTAATGCCTATCATCGAGAATTTGGCTCAAAATCTTCCTACAATGATCAGTGGACTGCTTTCAAGCATTGAGCCACTGTTGGGTCCGATTTTAGACTCGCTACTTGGAGTGATTACTTCATTACTACAAGGCATTGCAGGAATGCTTCCACAAATTGCCAGTACAATAACTGAGTTGATTACATCCATTGCTGACACGATTGCACAAAATGAAGGTGCTCTTGGTGAAGCAATTCAACAAATTATTGATTCTCTTGTACGAGCAATTGTAGGATTACTCCCTACTTTAATCCCGATTGCAGTAGATGCACTTAACACAATCGTTAATGCAATCCTTGACAACATCGACATTATCATCGATGGTGCAACAGCAATTGTTTTAGGTCTTGTTGATGGAATTATTAATTCAGGTGCCCTGACAAAGTTGGTTGCTGCAGCAATAACCCTGATTGAAAAACTTTGTGATGCTTTACTTGAGCCTAAAACTCTACATGGCATTCTACAAGCCGCTGCAGACATTATCATCACACTCGCACAAGGCATTGCAAAAGCTGCTCCGAAAATTCTTCCAAAAGTCATTGACGGACTGATTGAATTCTTCTTAGTTCTAACAGAGCCTCAGAATTTGAATCTGATCATTGATGCAGCAATTGAGTGTGCATTGGCTATCGTACAAGGACTAGTTGAGGCTGGCCCTAGAATCGGTCAAGCCGTAGTTCAAATTGTGGAACATCGTGAAAAT